GCCGGCGGCCACCGGCGCTCTGAACTATGTCTGCCACGATCAATCAATGGAGGTCGTGTCAGCCACTTTCACACGCGGCGGGACACCCCACCCATGAACACCAAGAGGGAGCGTTGAGAATGGCAATGGGCCGCCCAGCAGTTACACGAGCGCGGGTCATGGGCTATCTGGAAAAGCATGGCCCCTGCACGATCATGCAGATCGTGCGGGCAACGGGCGCTGATCGCCGGCATGTCCAGCGGATGATGCGGGCGGCAGAAAAATCGCAACAGCCGACTTTTGCCGCATAGGCGGCTGATTCCCCATGTTTTAAATGGATAGCCCTATGAAGGTAGGGCGTCCGACCAAGTTCGAACCTGCATATTGCGAGGCAGTCATTGACCATATGGCCGATGGCGCAAGCATCACGTCCTTTGCCGCTGAGATCGGCGTATCGCGCGCCACCATCAATGTCTGGATGGCCGAATACCCGGAATTTTTAGAAGCCGTCACGATAGCCAAGGCAAAAGCACAGGCGTGGTGGGAGAAAACATCGCGCAATCTGGCGACGACAGGCACGGGCAATGCCACCATTTGCGTATTCAGCCTGAAGAACCTTGGGGCAGATGATTTCAAGGACAAGCGGGAAACCGAACTGACGGGCGCGAACGGTGGCCCGATCCAGCATGAGCATCGCAAGGCTGTCGAACTGACCGATGATGAACTGGCCGCGATAGCTGCGAAGGCTTCGGAATGAAGCACGAGGTTATCGCCCCGCATGTGGCTGCTACCGAATTGCTCCGGCGCAGAAAGGCACGAGCGAGCCTTGTTGATTATGCCCGCTACATCGAAGTTCCCGGTGCTCCCCTAACGGACGATGATGAGGCGGAAGAATTTGCGCCGGTCGAAACTGTATTGGCGCAGCATCACGAGCTTATTCTGAACGCCACGCAGCGTTGTATCGAGCGCCACAGGGGTAGGACGATGCTGTTCCTTCCCCCCGGTTCGGCAAAGTCCACCTATGCGACCGTTGTTAGTCCGACATGGGCGATGGGCCGCAAGCCCGGTTTCAAGGTGATCGGGATCAGTTATGGCACCGACCTCGCGCGCAAGTTTGGGCGGCGCATGCGTTCTATTGCTCGCCAGCCTGGCTTCAATGCCCTGTTTAACACCGGGCTCAGCCCAGAAAGTAGCGCGGCTCATGAGTGGGCGCTAACCAACGACTCTGAATTTATGGGCGGCGGCATATTGGCTGGCGTCACTGGCAACCGTGCCGATTTTATCCCGATCGATGACCCGGTGAAGGGGAGGCAGGAAGCCAATTCCGAGGCAACCCAGAAAAGCACCATCGAAGCCTATCAGGATGATGTGCTGACCCGCCTCAAGCCAGGCGGCTCGCTCATGATCACCCAGACACGATGGAGTATGGGCGACCTCGCTGGCTCAATTTTGCCGGAAAACTGGAACGGCGAAAGCGGCATGATCGATTGCCGCGATGGTGAGACGTGGGAAATCATCTGTGTGCCCGCACTTTGCGACCGTCCTAATGATCCACTTAACCGCAAGATTGGCGAATATATCTGGCCGGAATGGTTCGACCGCGACCACTGGAAGCCATTTGAGCGTCAGCCCCGCACATGGTCCGCCCTCTATCAGCAACGCCCCGCCCCCGACAGCGGCGACTATTTCAAGCGCGAATGGATCATCCCTGTCGATGTTATCCCGCCCAAGGAAACGCTCGCGGTCTATGGCGGCTCTGACTATGCCGTGACTGCCGATGGCGGCGATTACACCGTGCATGTCGTTATGGGCGTTGGGCAGGATGGTCGCCTCTACCTGCTCGACCTGTGGCGCGCTCAGTCCGCCTCCGATGTGTGGGTGGACGCCTTCTGCGCGCTCGTCCGAAAGTGGAAGCCGATCGGGTGGGCCGAGGAAACCGGCCAGATCAAATCCGGTGTTGGGCCGTTCCTCGTCAAGCGCATGCTGGAAACCGAAAGCTATGTGGCCCGCGAGCAATTCCCGACACGCGGCGACAAGGCGGTTCGTGCGCAGTCCATCCGTGCCCGCATGGCGTTGCAGGGCCTTCATGTTCACCGGGATGCGCCGTGGCTGGCTGATCTGGTGAGCGAAATGATGAGCTTCCCCGTTGGCGTCCACGATGACCAAGTGGACGCGATGGGGCTTGCTGGCCAGTTGATGGACCGCATCAACGCCAAGGTCGATCGCACTCCTAAAGCAAAACCCGCAGTCGAGGCCGGAACCTACATCGCGCCGCCTCTCCCGATGAAGAGGCGCACATGACCGACGAGCAGGACGAAAAATTCGTTGGCGATGAGCCTAAATCCTCCGCTGGCGTGCTGTCGGCGTTGAAGAAGGCCGAGCGCGAGTTTAACGACTGGCAGGCCACCTGCTCCACGATAGACGACATATACAATCGCGGCGGCAACACGGGCGGGCTGAACCATATCCTTGAGCGCACTGGCTGGCAGGACAGCAAGCTGGACCTGTTCTGGGCGTCGATGGAGATCATGAAGCCGGCAGTCTATGCGCGGCCACCTGTCCCGGCCGTTGCGCCGCTGTTCAAGGATAACAAGCAGGTCAACAATGTGACCGCCGATGTGCTGGAACGATCGGCTGTATCGACCTTCGCCATGATCCGCATTGACGAGGTGATGCGCGAGATCCGCGATGACTTGATCTTCGCGGGCCGTGGGGTGCCTTGGTGTTCCTACGAAAGCGACGGCAAGGGCGGCGACCAGAAGGCGTGCGTCGAGCATCTGGACCGCATGGACTTCCTGCATGAGCCTGCCCGCACCTGGCCTGAGGTCGGCTGGGTGGCGCGCCGGGCATGGATGACACGCGGCGACATGCGCAAGCGGTTCCGCAAGCATAGCGGCGATGCCTATCAGAATGCCAAATTCACCACGAAGCGTGATGACGAATATGGCGAGGACCAGCAGAGCCAGACCAAGAAGGCAGGCGTCTGGGAAGTCTGGCACAAGGCCGACAACAAGGTCTATTGGGTCAGCGAAGGCGTTGACGTTCTGCTGGACCGCGGAGAGCCGCACCTGAAGCTTTCGGGCTTCTTCCCCTGCCCTCGCCCCGCATTCGGTACTCTGCGCCGCCGCAGCCTGATCCCCGTTCCCGATTGGGAGCGCTATGCCATCCACTTCCGCAAGATCAGCGATCTGACCGGGCGCATTTACCTGCTGCTCGATCAGGTGCGCATGATGGGCATCGTCGGCGGTGGTGGCGACATTGCCGATGCAGTTGAGGACATGATGCGCGGCAATGACGATCAGGTCGTCGTCCGCGTCAACACCGTGTCCACCGACATCAATTCGATCGTCGCATGGATGCCGCTCAACGAGGTGGCGCAGGCGATCCAGGGGCTTATTCAGGCCCGCGCCCAACTCATTGAAGATTTCTACCAGCTATCGGGCATTTCCGACATCATGCGCGGCGCCACGGAGGCTGAGGAAACGCTGGGTGCGCAGCAACTCAAGAGCCAGTACGGCTCGGTCAGGGTTCGCTGCAAGATTGATGAGCTTCAGCGCATCGCGGCTGATGTCGTGCGCATTGTGGCCGAGATCATCGCGGAGAACTTCACGAAAGAGCGCATTCTTGAACTGTCACAGATGGATATCCCGTCAAAGTCGGACATCGAAAAGCGCATCAAGGAAATTGAGAAGTCCGCTGAAAATGAACTGAAGGCACTGACCCAAAAGGCGCAGCAAGCGGCGGCTCAACAGCAAGGCGAACAGATCGACCCGGCGCAGGCCAAACAGGGTTTCGAACAGGCTCAGCAGCAGATCATCCAGAAATATGCGGGCATGCTGGCGGAGGTTGAGCAGCAGGTTCCGATCGATGACGTGATGAAGCTGCTGCGCGACGACAGGCCGCGGTCTTTCACCTTTGAGATCGAGAGCGACAGCACAATCCTGACTGATGAAATGCAGGAGAAGGCGAGCCGCAACGAGTTCATGCAGCAGTTCGCCGCCACCAGCGCATCGCTGATGCAGGTCGCGGCCATGGGCGAGGAAGGCGCGGAACTGGCGGGCGAGTTCATGAAGTTCTCGCTGGCTCCTTATCGCGTCGGCCGCCAGCTTGAGGGCGTTATCGAACGGTGGACCAAGGCCGCGCCACAATATGCGGCACAGGCGCAGGGCGGCGACGGCGAGGAACTGGCGCAGGCGAACATGGAGCTTGCCAAGGCGGAAGGCGTCAAGGCCCAGGCGGCGATGGAGGCTGTCAAAGCGAAGGCTGCGCAGGCGGAGGCTGACAACGCGCGCAAGATCATGGAGCTTCAGCAGAAGGCCCAGGACAACGCGACTAAAGCCCAGCAGGAAAATGACAAGCTCCGTCTCCAGCTTGAGAAGCAGGTGCAGGAAGGTGCTGCCAAAGATGCCGAGACGCAGGCCAAGATCGACAACCTGACCGCGCAGACGGCCAAGATATTGCACTCTATCGGCCTGGACGAGCGCAAGCAGGAATTGTCGGAATACACGGCCGCCAGCAATGAGCAAGCGCGCCGCACCGATCAGGCGATGGCGGCGCAAGGTCAGCAGCAGGACGCACAGTTCCGCGAGCGTGACATGGCGCGGGCGGATCGTGGCGAGGACCGCGCCGACCGCCAGCAGGATTTCAGTGAACAATCGGGCGATCGGCAGATGACGTTGGCCGAACGCGAAGCAGGAAGGGAATAGGGAATGCCTGTTGGTGGATCACCCGTAACTCCGGTCGATAAGCAGGGGAATGTCATTGGCACCTCGGCCAGCCCGACCGTCACCCAATCGGCCCAAACTTCTTACACTCTGGCATCAAACCAGACCGTTGCCGCTACGTCCGGGACCACACCAGTCCTGAATGTCCTGCGCGGCAATTACGTCTGGGACGCGCAGTTTACCGGCACATCGATCAAACTCCAATCCCTTGGCGCTGATGGCGTCACATGGCGCGACGTTGCTACGCTTTCGGCATCTGGCACCTTCGCAGGCGAAATCCGCTTCGGCGCGAATGCCCAGGTCCGCCTTTATAACCCGAACGCCACGCCTGACACGGGCGTCTATTCGAGCCTAAGCTGATGGCTGTCACCGCCTGGGCTTCAGGCTTCCCGCCCATCCCTGCACTGCCGGCAGCATCGGCGCCTACAGTGGTGATCGCAAACGGCGCAACATGGACTGCGGCATCCGGCGTTTCGGTCAATAACGCAGCGACCTTTTCTAAGGCGCACCCATCAGGCCGCACGACCGGCAACCTGATAACGAAGAACCCGACATCCGGCACGTTCGGCGGCGAGCGTTCCACGGCGGTTCCCGGATCCTTCAAGCTGTCCGATTATGCGCTGATCGGCATGGATATCCTGCCCACCATTCTTGCCGGTTCGGTGACTATCCGTTTTTCATCTGACGCCTTCGCCACCAAGCGCGTTGAATATAGCTGGCCCTTCCCCGCACAGACCTATTCGGGCGAGTGGAACAGGCTGACCGCCCGCGTGCTGGCCGACACCTCCGGGATCGATCCCAACGGCGCATGGACCGTCACTGGCGGGATGACGATGGACGAGGTAGTCAACGGCGTCCAGATCAGCATCAACACCACGGCGAACGACGCCTGCACGGTC